TTAGATATTCTGTGAATTTTACTTGGCGTCTCGAAAAATAAATCCGCCACTTGAGCCTGAGATAATCCCGCAGATGCGGCCATCTTCACTTGCTCAATAAATGTGTCTTGATCAAATCTTGCCATTACTCATCATCCTCCATGGGTTCTATTTGGCCGGAGCCGTAACAGTTATCGCAGTTGTCTTTGTATTCCTCTAACTCCGGTATTGGAGTGTTGAAGCCCTGCGGTATCATGCGCTCATATGTGGCCACGCCTTCGCCCTTGCACTCTGGGCAGTCTATTAACGTTAAAGTTGTATTCATCCTGTGCATTCTCCCTCATCTTGCTGGCACAAATATGCCTCGTCGTTAAAAATCCAATCGCCTTGGCGCTGAACAAAATCGCCTAGTTCGGCGTAGCTGTGTTTATGTCTGAAACTGGCGTTCATCTGTTTTTCCATGTCAGACCACCATTGCATTCGCTCTGGATGTGACCGCCACATGGACGCTAAATTAGCCTCTGATTTTAGAAAGCATCCATCACAGTTACTTGTTGTGGACAGTTGTAAATCAAACCCAAACGCTTGTTGCTGTTTGCCCCAAAATTCCATTACATCAGGTTTACGAACTTGAGCGTCATTAAGAGGAAACCACTGCTTGATGTATTGCACTGGCGCTGGCTTTATTCGCCTTGCTTCATCAGCCCTTATGCCGACTGCATTACTCCACTTTTTCCAACCAAGATTTTGCAAGTATTTAGTTGCTGGCCTGATCTTTAATCTGCGTGTGCAAAATCGTCTAACCGCATCTGGCAAGCGTTTATCTTTTTTAATTAAAGCTAAGAAAGGCTCACCGTCACGGCTGGCACTTTGGTAATTTACTGTCTGAACTTGTGCGTCAGTTTCTTCGTCAAACTCAACCCATGTAATTGGTACACTCCAACGCTCAGAACACTCTTGCACAAAGTCCAATGTCTCAGGCATCTCTCGTCCAGTATTGGCAAAGACAACCCTACACCTATCCGGCAAATCTCCGTTAGCATTTAGAATTTCGTGCAGCATATAGCCGCTAGTGCGACCACCGCTAAAGCTAATTACAACATTGCCGTCAGGGAGTTTATAAGGATTTCTCTCACGCATTTTTTTAATATCTATTTGGTCAATCATTAACTTCTCTCCCGTTTAAATTGGTTGCCCAAAAAATAGTGACACTACTAACGCGGCAACAAGGGCAATAGCTCCTGCAAGTTCTGCCGTTGGGTTTTCCTCAAGTCGTTTGAAAAACTTTTTCATTTGATTGCGTGTCATCAGGCTTCCTCCTCAATTTTGCTAAATGATTTAAGTGAACATTCCTCACTTTCTAAGTGATACACTTTGTGACTATGGCAATTATCAGTGAGCAAGAGATCTGCATCTTGATAATCCATATACTCACCTATGTAATGCTCATAATATTCATCCTCAGTGCATTCCGGCTCATCCATTGGATCATCTAAGGTTTCAATTTCATTTTCGTGATATGATCCGTAGTTTGCATCCACAAACTTGATCACGTCATCCATGTCGATTGAGCATTGCACTGTGTAAATTTTTACATCAGTCTTTTCGATTGTTACTGCGAGATCTATCATTTTTCCTCCTAACAACTTCTCACCTCCTTCACGCCACCAGTATGATGAAGTTCAACTTCAAAAACTTCGTAAGAGTAAGCAGTAATAGACGTGTCGCGGATTATGTTTTTAGGTAAATCTTTGATGCAATCTTGCGCACTGTCTTTGTCATCAAAAGTTTTTTGTGGCTCATTTTTAATGCCGTTTACAATTCTAATCACGCTTGGGGCATATACCATCCTGCCCTTATACCAGCCCTCTTTAAGCTCAAAATTATCTGAGTTTTTAGAGAGCTTAGTGCTTGAAGCATTTATTGCGTATCGAATAGTCATTTGGATTTTCCTTCTGGACAATAAGTTAAAGGGGAGCCGAAGCCCCCCTGATTGGTTAAATTAAACCTGAATGACGTGCCATAAACGCGGCTTCGTCCCGACCTTCTTCAAGAGCAACTCCAGCCTCTTCTTCATCTTGAGCAACTTCTGCGGCAAAATTTAAAGCGCGTTTAATTGTATCATCGATAAGATCCCAAGCTGGTATTGCTGATGGGCAAGTAAACTCTAAATAATTATGTGGTGTCATTTTATAACTCCTCCTGTTTATATGCCTAACATATATATTATATATACTATTACAAGAGGTAAATTAGAAGAAAGAGTTAAAAACTTCTTTCATTAATGTTTTTTCGTTTAAAAACATAGTGGGTCTTAACCGCGTGTGACCTGATTTTATTGACGGATCATCACCTCGACAAAAAAATATCTTCTCAATATCTAAGGCTACAAACGCCCAAATATCTGATCTTTTTTGTTTTGATAGATTTCTTGTGTGAAAACTGTAGGATTTATAATTTAATGGAATAAAGCCTGCTGTTTTTATTTGCAGGGTTAGCAGCAAATTATTTGTTGTTTTAATGTAAGCGTCATCAACATTATTGTTGACAAGCGTACATTCGTGGCCAGCCCTAGAAATTCTGCTTAATGCTAAATACTCACCAGCCCGCCCAACACTTGCGCGGGCCAATTGATCGTGCATTTAAACACTCTCCAACCAAGTATGGATTTTTGTGGTTTGGTGTATTCTATCGTCGATGCCGTGATACCCACCGTTCACCCGCTTCGTTATTTTGCGGATAACCTCGCCATCGACACCAGTGTCTGCAATTTTATACAGACCGTTGTTAGAAAAAAACCACATAGCTGTTTCAAACGCGTATTCTTCTTCCAGCAATGAAGGATCTTCTATAACCTCCGGCAAGCCCATATCAGAAGCAAATGCTTTGACGTTGTTGTATCCCGTCAATTGTAAAAATCCGCGTCCCAAATATAGGCTGGCTTTTTCTTTCGTATCATTACCCATACGCCCAAAATACACGTTCTCAGCTAACGCTTTTGGGTTACGCGCAAATGGCTCTGCACTTTCCTTAGTCGGAAATCTGCTAGGCCAAACCCGCATCATAGCCTCGACAGAGTAACTCAGGTTTTCTTTTGTTAATTTAAACCCGCCGGATTCGTGGTGAGCCTGCCCCATCAAATGCGCGGCGCGCTTGTTAGATAATTTGTAATGCTTGGCGATTGCGCGCGCCGTATTTGGCCCAAACGATCCATCAGCAGAAACGCCAATCTTCGCCTGCAATTTTCGCATTGCATTACTCATTTTCTTTTCTTCGCCGTTTTTGCGGCAGCTTTAAATGCGCTGGCCTTGGGCGCGCCCTTAGTGCCAACCTTGCGCATTTTCTCACCGCTTCCAGCCTTAATTCTCTCACGCTTTTTATGAATATTTGAATACAAACTCATTTGCTTTCCCTTCCGCTAATATGCCCCGCAACAATGCCTATGACGCCCGTCAAGCTCATCTGGAGCAGTTCAATGATGTTTTGATCTACCGGCCCACCTTGCTCTCGCGCTAACGCAAACTCATCGTAAACTATGAAACCAAGCAGGCAGATCAGTCCGGCGCCCATGATAAATACTGTTAAATCTTTTATCCTCATTACCACTTCACCTTATTTGCCCAATACGCCGCAGACATTTTGCCCTTCGCAATATTACTTGCGTGGCGCGCTTTAAATGATTTGTTTCGGGCCGTTCCATCTTTCGAGCCAGATACACCCTGCTGGCCAAACCTAATTGTTTTTACCTCGTCGCCTGCTTTGGCCACGACAACGTGTGACTTTGTTTTGTGGCTAGGTGTGCGCTTGGGTTTGTTAAAACCAGACACACCAGCCCGCGCTAATCTAGGATCTTCTTTCATTACTTGCTTACCTTCTTAACTTTTTCGAAACTTCTCATTCCAGCCAGACCTAGCATACCCGTTAAGATCGGCATCATAACCGACATTTCTGCCTGCGGGATTATAAAACCAAAGCCCGCACAAATTGGAGATATAAGAAAGTTAACCATTAAACCTAGAACACACACATAGCCACACAGAGGGCGCCACGATGCTTGAAACCAGTTTCCCTTAGCCTCTGCTGTGTTAACCGCTATCTGCGCTAACATCGCCTCCTGTGCGTGCCTGTCAGCCATCGTACTCAATTCATGGCTCAACGCCGCGGCTTTATCTTTGTCTTGAATAAATTTTCCAACGATCTCAGTTGCTGGGCCAATCAAGCTTGCAATAATACTCATCTCTTAGATCCCAGCGCAGAGAACCCAAAGAATGCAGCGACAAGCCCCGATATAGCTATGAAGTATGTGGGGGCAATATCCGCCAACAACTGACCCGTGGTGTCATACCCAATGAGATCCGCAGCAACAATGCCAAGCGGGTAAATCAGCAGGCCAAATAAGGCAAACCACGTCATTTTGAGTTGTGCATCTCGCTTGTGATCTGCGTCTTCCATTCGCAGGCGGCGATCCTCTAGCATAAGTTCGCGCTCATCTGGATCAATCTTGCCGTTACTGTTTAGGTCATATTCAGTCATCTGTTAAACTCCTTGCGTATCCTTTTGCTATATTCTTATGACTTGTTATTATAACAACTTTTCCACGTTTGCCATATACAACGTACTTTTTGCCTTTTTGAACTAATATCACTCACCATTTACCCTGTGATCTTCCGACAAACCAAATAACTCCGCCCGCGATTGCTAAACCAACTGAAATTATCAATGTAATTATAATTCCGTTTATAAGATTGTCTATTGCCTCTTTTTTTGCGTAAACCAAGTCCCGTTGCTCTTTGCGCTGTTGTGCTTCGATAGCTACAATCTCACGCCAAGCAGATGGCCCATAAACGAATGAAATATAATCCTTTAATTCTTCACGCATTTCTTTCAGCTTTTGTTTTTGAGTCCACAATTCTAAAGCGTGACTTTGAGTGTCCGAAAAAATTTTATAAAGTGGAGGTTTTTTAGATTTCTGTTCTAAGAAATCAATGTCAGCAGATGCTTTTGCAAACTGAGAGATTGCGCCTGTGAAACTTGAAATTTCCTTGCCGACCTCACAAGCCTTTTTTATTCCTTTGTATGCGCTTGTGGCGAGTGTTATCGCACTGATAGGATCAATCATGCCGGAGCCTTTTTAGTTTATCTGTCGAGCATCCTGTCCATCTTTAAATCTAACGCGTCCAATCGTGCTATGACACGATCCATTGCAGTGTTATTGTCAGGTTTAGTTACATATTCCTCTCTCGTTTTATTGATTAAAATTTGGAGCCGTTGAAGCTCCAAAATATAACCACGTAAAACGAAACCAACAAAGGCTATGCCCAAAGTTAAAATTGCACTCCAGATCATATCCATTTCCATTAGTAACTGCCCTGCCAGACGCGTAAGTTGCTAAATTCGCTACTCATCAACTTCCTTTTTAACACATCTTTGACTGCTTGGGTATCCGTCCACTCAACACCAGCTTCTTTTAGCCAAACAGATAGCATCCCCATATCTACATTTCCGACGTGCTTATAATCAGAGCCGAAACTGTTTTGCGTAACTTCGCGCGCATGGGCCGCGTCTTTGAGCATTTGAGAACCGTCAAAGGTTTTCTTAATGACCACGTTGTCACCTTCAAAAGAAACCTTTTCTGAAATTTTAGTTGATGTATTAAGACTCATTCCAAGCCTCATTCACATTTGGCGTTGATGGATCATCACCCTTGAGAGTGCCGTCTGCATTGCGCGCACGTTTGCGTTTCGTGCCAATTTTCTCAGTGGCTTTGGTGGCAACCTTTTTAACTGCCTGCGCAACCTTCGGCGCCTCACTCACAGTTTCTAAAATTGTTACCGTATCGCCGCGCAGTGAGTTTAATTGCTCAACTTCGCTTTCCGGCAGAATGACAGTTTCACCCTTTTCTATTCTACCCTT